TTGCAACGACTCATATAAGAAGTTACCATCGCCCAACTTGTTAAAGAATGTAATCACTGGAAGTGAGCACATAACTAACTTATCAGAAGAACCGCCACGAGCAGGATCAAAAATAACTTCAAGATCACCAAGTAATCTATCGTAAGTTAAACCCGCTTGAGTAACACTTCTGTAATAAGAACTACCAGAAGAATATGAAAAATCAGTAGTATCTGTTGTTTGTGGGGATACATTTTTTAAAATATGCCCTACAATACCTTCAGTATACTGAATTCCACCTGATCTAGCTTTTTGACCGAAGAGCATAGCTCTTTCAATATCGATCTTATGTTCTCTTAACTTGTCTGCCCAAATACGACTCCACTCATCAGCATAACCTCTATACCTTGTAGCGTAAGCTGTATTCGTCATTTCTGCAGCTGTTTTAAAGATTTGAGTATATCCAAATCCATCTTCTAGCTCGCTTGAAAAAACGTCAGGAGAGGCTGAACCTTCTTCAAATGATGTACCAATTATCTGAGCATCATCATTATCACTAAGAACATTAAAGCCCGTTCCAATATTTGCAGATATGTTAACTATCTTACCTTGAAAAGACGAAGTGCCTGCACTTGCATCGTGAGTTACAGCACCTTCTACTCTTACTAAGACTTGCGAGTAACCAGCAGTACTGTCTAACGAATTTACAGCAAAGACCATTCCTTTTAATAGGTAGTCTACAGTAGCTCCTCCAGCCGTATCTACGACAAAACCATACTGAGAATTTTCAGCAACAGCCGCACCACTATTAACGGCAGCAGCAAGCTTAAAAGACCTGTCTGTAAAGTTTATTTTATTTCTGTTCTCCAAGTATCTAAATACTGAGTCATCAGTAGGTGACTTTGCAACCTTAGAAAGGTAGACAAAAAACGGAGATTCCTCAGGTGCTAACTCAGCAACTCGGTCTCCGAAATTAAATAACCGTCTACGATCAGGGGCTTGTCCTATACTGTCAGGATTAGAAGTACTTGCAGTTATATCACTGGACTTTAAAGTTCCAGAATTATATGATATAGCCATTTATTTTACCTCTTTGATTTTATTTATTGTTTAAGGTAAACGACTACCGCTGCCCGTTCCTAAAACCATATCCCATACTTTTTCATTATCATTTTTAGGGGATACTGCAGATTGTCCTTGAAGAACACCAGCAGTTCTAGGAGCTTGCTTGGCTGCGTTTACCGCTTCCATTGTATCGTTGTTTGCAACTGATTGTCCGTTTTGCATCTGATAAAGCTTAACTAAGTTATTTAACCCTACCGCTTCTTTTGGTTGAGTTGTGAACTGTAGAAATCCATTAATGTCATTATCTGACATTTTGTATTTATTTCTAAGCTCATTTACCGTGTTATTCATTTGCATATCGGCTTGAACCTGTTGCTTTTGTTTTGCTAGTTCAGTCTGTAATCTTTGATCCACCATCGATTGTATCTTCGTATTGACATACTTTCCTGAATCTGAATTACCGTCTGTAAAAGCATCCCAAGGATTAAAATCATCCTTTACTACTTTAGGCGGTTCCGGTTGTGGATTTGGGTTAGCTATACCGTCTTCAAGCGTCTTTACAAGATCTGGTCTCTGCTCCAATAGTTGTAAGATCTGAGCTCCTTGCTGAAGTTTTGAATTTTCAGTTTGTGCTCTATCATACATCGACTGAAACTTTTTAGCTTCAGCTTCATAATCAATTGAAGTAGTCATTTCCTGTACGGGCTCTTGATTTTCTAATGAGCTTTCAGGCCCATCTTGTTGACTAACGATATCTTCCACGAATCCTTCGTTTGATACTACCTTTTCGTTTTGGACATTTGCTTCCTGTTGTTCCAGTGTAGACATAAACTCTCCTTTTTTAGATGTCTCTTTGTTAGGCTTTAGGAGTTGAACTAGCTTTTGTCTGAACTTGTTTCAGATTACTTGCTAATTTCTCCACCTCGAGCTTCACCTCGTTTTCTAGTTTGCTACGTTGCACTCTTCTATCTGCTTTAGATTCAGAAGACACTTCGGAAAGTCTTGTTTTAAACTTCTCAACTTCCACTCGTTTCCTGTCACTAACAGATTCTCTCTGTGCTGTCTGCAAGTCACCTTGCAAATTCTTTAACTGCTCTTCAAGTCCTTGTATCTGAGACATCATCTGTTGCTTTTCATCTGTCCTTCTCATAATACCTTCCTTGTCAAATAATTCTGGATTCTTTTTTAATACCTCATACTTATCTACAATGCCCATTTGAAATGCTTCTAAGTACACAGCAAGTTCTGCATACTTATTTGAAGGCATAGTCGAACCCGGTTCAATTCTTATGTCATGTTGATCTAAAACGTGTTTGTCCTTCTTAAGATCTAACACAGCTCCACTGACATCAGTGTAAAAATTAGCCATAACCTCAGTAACATTATTGTTGGGTTGGGCTATTCTAAAAATCTTTTTATATGTGTAGTGTCCTTTAGATAAATTATAAAGAATACGACCTAGCTTATTAATACTAAACTCAATATCTCTTAACTTAGACTTAGGTCTTTCACTTCCTAATGAAATCATTCTTTCTGTAGCTCGAACTGTTTCAGGAGCTTTTTCAGCAAAGCCATGCATCATTTCTGGTAATCCAAATATAAAATCAATATAAAACTCTGACTGCTGAATAAGTCTGTAAAACTCACCCGCTAAAGGTTGAGGAGATGGATAATGAGGTTCTCCTTGTGAAGAATCTACTTCTATAACCGCATTAGGATTAGCCCAGTCTTTTTCTAATTGAGATAAGTCTTCAACACTACCCAAAGGAACCAAAAGTTTTAGCCCTGCTGAGGCTTGTGCATGGGATAAAGCTAGAGACCATAGTTTATTTAACAGTCTTTGCATAGGTCGTGCTCTAGACACATCACTCTTTGGATAAGGCGTTCCTGTCCAGATATTTGGGAGAGGTATAATTGGGTACTCGTCTGTATTTAAAATGTTTTCATATAAAACAACCTCGCCTAAAGAAGCACACACTTTTACCCTTGTCTGTAAAACTTCTATAGCGGTATACATTTGAATATCAAAAGCTTCTTTGTTCTCATTGTAAAACAAGCTGTACTCTTCCTGAGATAAAATATCTTCCTCTTGGTTCTGCATATTAATTACTCTGTAATAAGGAACCTTTACTTTATAAAACCTTTCTAATACTTGATACTTTCTAACCTCAAAATAATCTTTATTCTTAACTTCTGCCGGAGTAAATATAGACATAGAGTTTTTGTTTTGAGAAGACGGATAGTCTTCATCATCATAAGTATACCCAGAAATATCTTTTATAATACCCGGTATAGTCTCTCCTGTTGTTGGATCAAGCCGATCACCTAATTCAGGGTAGAGGTTAACGACTTGTTCACCTGTTAAGATGGTGGAAAGGATAATACCATCTGAGTCGCTAAACCAACGATTTCTAGAGCTAGGGGATGCGTAAACTCTAAAGGGATCTACATATGTGAACTTAACGTCACCTCTACCGAAATCTGATTCTCTATCAATGTAAGCATATAAATAACCCATGCCAGTTGTTGCATAGTCTTGTATCGCTTGTTTCATCTGCCAGTCGCCATCTGACTTTTCCCAAACATATCCAAGGATACTTCTCCAAAGTGTGGCTACCTGAACATCAGAGTCTTCTCTAGGAATGACTGTAAATGCAGGTGCCCTTGAAGTTAGAACGGCTTTAAATTTTTCAATAGCTGCAGACACCCTATCCATAGGTATGTCAGCTTGATTGCGAGAGGATAGCTCATCAGATTCATCACTTGTAAAATGATTCCCTAAATAAAAGTCAATGTCTTTACGAGCTTCAGTATCCCATTCAGATCGAGCATCTCTCCACTGCCTATGCAGTTCTTCGTTGTATAGAGCTCTTTTATCTTTTTCCATATATTACTGTTCTCTATTAATTGGAAACTTCATAATTTCTGATAATTTATTTTGTTTAGACCCGTATGTAGCTTCAGGAAAATTCATATCGTTTATATTGCCAGAAGACTCAATAGCTTCTCCTTGACCTAATAAAGCTTTTATTTTAATAAGTCGTAAAGTTTTTACAGCTCTTTCTTTTATAGCATTATTAATGTCTTGTTGTATTTTTTCTTGTTGGGCTTTAAGCATTGTGGTAGGATTATCTCCAAAGAAAGGGCTAATCATTCCTGTTCCAGCACCTGTTGGATTATTATTTCTTTCCATAATAGATCTTTCTAGCTCTGCGTTAAGAGAGTCAGCTTGAGCATTGCCAACCAAACCACCATTTTGCATATTTCTCCAATCAAACTTCCTATCACTTCTCGGGACTAGGTATTGTTTTTCCTTAGGCGGCATTAACTGCATAAGCTCATCACTTGATAATGGACGACCTACATTTTTACCTAAAGCTTGATCTAAGAGATCTCTTAAAATATCTTTTTCAGGGGTAGCGGGAGCATCGGGTAACAACATACTATCATCAAAATCTAGATTTCCGTACAGCAACTCTAACCCTTTTCTTTTTTCACTTGCCATATCACTAGCAGCTTGAGCTCTTTGCATATTCATTATTGCTTCTGCGTAATTTTTTTCAAACTCATCAAGGTTGACCCCTCCTCCATTTTCATATCTTCTAAACTTCATCCCCATTGGAGATCTTTTTTCTTTTTCAGAAACGTAACCACCCCTTTTATATCCAGCCATTCCCATTAAGGAGTTGTCTACCATACCACCCATTTGAAGATTCTTTACTGGTACTACACCACTTGGATTCTGGTAACGAGAGTTAATAACAGGCATTAATTCTTCCATTTCTTTTTTTAATTTTTGTATTCCACTTTTTCCCAAAAGCCCACCATCTGTTAAAACTTGTTGTTGTAATTGTAGGTATCTTTCTTTTGCTTTTCCTGCAATATCAAACATCTCCCTCGTTTCTTTTTTAGCAAGGTTCTCAACAGACTCACCAGCTAAGTATTTAGCCGCCTTAGTCAA